GGAAAGCAAAAAATAGTGGTCCATGTTGAAATGCTTCCATAACTGAAGAGATCAAAACACTTGATAACCTATCATTGGGTGGTACTCGTCCAGAGTCGACGCCAATTATCAACATCTTTGAAATAGAAGATTCCTCAAGTGGAGCGAACCAATATTCCTTCCCGCGCAAAGTCCATTTCTTAAAACCCCTTTTGAGGAATGAAATTTCATCAGGAGCACAAAATGGTTTAGCAGCACAGCCAGACTTCTGTGCATCAGTATAAACAATGCCATACTTTGCAAGCGCTTCAGTTACTGTTACCTGGTTGAATTTTTCCTGTGCATCAGGGTGGACAGATACCATATTATCATCCCCATACGTCATCAATCTGACAAAACGATTAAAATCATTCAAATTGCCGAATATTTCATACCAAGCTACGCGAATATACAAAGAGTTGCATATGCTATTGATCACTACAGTCAAACCATGACCTGATGGATTGGATCCATTCAAACACAATAAATCTCCAAAAAAGTTAACCACACCAAAACAGCACTCGTATGCCATCACCCACATTATGCGAATTGCTGAAGTGGGGTAACGACAAGACAACTTTGCTATGCGTATCACAATACCCCAAGCTTTCAACATCATCGTTGATCCCATGCGTTGATCGTAATTCGAATAATCACCACAAAAGACTTTCCACCCAGGCTGGAACATATACTCGGCAATATCATCCCAATCGGGACCAGTAGCATCCATACCAATAGCTGCCTCACCTGCAAAATTCCAAGTTTGAAACAGAGCTATAATTGACAGAAAGTATTTACGCAATATAAATAAGCCTTCAATACTAATGGCTTGGAAAACTCGAATCTTACCCTGCTCAAGCTTCACCTGCGATATGGGCTCATCCTTCAATGATGAATTAAAAACAACATTGACACGAGTCCCAGTTGCGGCAACTTCCTCCATTTCCTGTATCTTTGCCCTAATTCCTGGAGTTAAAGCACAAGTACCGTCAGGAAACTTTGGATGTGCCACACGAATCAAAACTTCATGCTTGGGCTTATTATAAGGAAATCCAGCTCCCGTGTCAAAACGCATGTGGGATATAAAATTATTGCCGTCAGCTCCATACAAATTCGTTTCCTCATCAATGACTACGCATTTCTTAATCGAATTGTCAGGAACTTTGCTCACAAAAGTGGAAAAGAAATGTTCAGCACAAATATCCAAAATATTATTTGGAATGAGATCCTTGTGTTGGGAAACGTTCAATAAAAAGTTCCTCTTGGGCATCCACGAAGGAACGCCCACAGATGATAAGGATGGTCGAACTTTGGAGCAAACATGACCTAGATCTTTCCAGAATTGTGCGAAACGATTTTCCTTGACCTTAGTCGCAAAATGATTCTGTGGCAATCCTTTTAAAGTTCCAATAGGCATCACTGAGTTACCCTTAGGCATATCATTCAATCCCTCAAATCGCAACGGGCATTTCTTATGCACATCATCCTCAATCGCGACTTCCGTCCCGTCTGGTTTCTTCATGTCAACAACTCCCTGGCAAACAACATCCTCCTGATTGATTAT